CGACAATCCGTGCCAATCCGAGGACTACAAAAATTCGGAGGTACAGATTATGAACGACCCTTATGAGAATTTGGCGAACGCCATTGTTATTCAAGCGGTAAAAGACTACCGCGCCGCACTGCGCACGCTGGAGCGAAATCCGAAATACACCCCTGCGTTGCAGGATAAGTCGGAGGTGGAGCGCTTCTTCCGATCCGAATGGTATAAGCTGCTGACCTCCGTCGATGGAGAAATGCTGCTACGGATGCTGCGCGAGGAGGTGGCGTGAGATGAAGGCGAAAGAGTATCTGTCTCAGGCGTTCCGCTTGGATAACCGCATAAACAGCAAAATTGACCAGATCGCTTCGCTGAACGACCTCGCCACTAAGTGTACCTCGCACATGACCGGGATGCCCCGCAATCCCAGCCCTAGCAACTCCCAGATGGCGGACGCTGTTGCAAAGATCGTGGACCTAGAAGCGGAGATCAACCGCGACATCGACGCTCTGGTGGATATCAAGTGCGACCTTGTGAAGACCATCAAAGCCGTGGACGATATAGACTGTCAGCTTCTGCTGGAAGGACGCTACCTCTGCTATAAGTCCTGGGAACAGATCGCTGTGGATATGGGTTTCCGGGTGCGCCACGTTTATGAGGTACACAACGACGCTTTGAAAAAAGTAGAGAAAATCCTGTCCGCGCAGTAAAACGCACTGTTTTGCACAGAGCAAATGCGGTATCATTACAATAGGAAAACTGAATCCGGAGAGCCTCGCGGGAACAATCTCGCGGGGCTTTCTTTATGCCCGGAAAGGAGGCAGCCATGCCGCATAAACCTTTGACACCCTGCCGCTATCCCGGCTGCCCGAAGCTGGTGTCCGGCCGCTACTGTGAGGAGCATCAGAAGCTGGTCGACAAGCAGTACGAACAGTACGACCGCAATCCCGTGGAAAAGAAACGGTACGGCCGTGCGTGGAAACGCATCCGCGACAGATACATCGCCGTCCACCCTCTCTGCGAAGAGTGCCTGAAGCACGGCGTTTATACTCCCGCGACTGAAGTTCATCACAGGCTCCCGCTCTCTCGCGGCGGCACACATGTCGAGTTCAACCTTGAGGCGCTCTGCACGCCGTGCCACTCGAAGATCACTGCCGAGATGGGCGACCGCTGGCATGACCGTTGAAAATGGGACCAAAATGCAGTTCCACGAGGTCTGTATCACATTTTGCTACAGACCAAAACAAATACAAAAATCGCGAAAACATAATCACTTCGCGCTTGACCGGTAGGGGCGGTCGAAATCTCTGCGCGAATATCGCCGGGGAACGGGCGTGGGGCTTCGTGTTGAAAAACGCAGTTTCAAAGGGTTGAATAGCCCAAGTTAAAAAGGAGTGTGATGAATATGGCGAAGGATGGCACCTGTAGAGGCGGTGCCAGAGTCGGTGCTGGCGCCAAAAAGAAGCCTCTCGCCGATAAAATATCCGCCGGTAATCCGGGCGGCAGAAAACTGACGGTGATGGAGTTCACTGACGCGCCCGCGCTCGAAGGCTATGAAATGCCGGAGCCGAACAAGATGCTGTCGGCAGAGCAAAAGGACGGTACGACGCTTACCGCTGGTGAAATATATAAAAACACATGGACATGGCTAAATGCGCGTGGCTGCGCGGCGCTGGTTTCCCCACAGCTTCTGGAACGTTACGCCATGAGTGTGGCGCGTTGGATTCAATGCGAGGAAGCGGTGTCAAGTTTCGGCTTTCTGGCGCGGCACCCTACCACCGGCAATGCTATCCAAAGCCCGTATGTGGCGATGGGACAAAACTACATGAGCCAGACCAACCGCCTGTGGTATGAAATATTCCAGATTGTGAAGGAAAACTGCACCGGCGAATACAGCGGCGCGAATCCGCAGGATGATGTTATGGAGCGCCTGCTTACTGCGAGGAGGGGTAAATAGTGGACATACGGACATTAAAGCTGTCGGACTTGAATCCTGCAAAATATAACCCTCGCAAAGAGCTAAAGCCGGGCGACACAGAGTTTGAAAAGCTCAAGCGCTCCATCGAGAGCTTCGGATACGTCGAGCTCATCATCGTAAACGAGGCGACGGGCTTCGCGGTCATTTCTGGGCATCAGCGGCTTTCGGTTTTGAAAGCACTCGGTTATGACAGCATGGAGTGCATCGTGGTGAGTCTTGATGCCACCCGCGAAAAGGCGCTCAACATCGCCATGAACAAGATCTCCGGCGAGTGGGACACGAAGAAGCTCGAAAATCTGCTGTCAGATTTGAAAGCAGAGGATTTCGATGTGACGCTGACCGGCTTCGATACCAGCGAGATCGGACTCATGCTCGGCGTCGATGATGAAATCGTTCAGGACGAAGTGCCGGAGATCGAGGCTGACGCTCCGACAATATGCCAGCCGGGTGAGCTATGGCAACTCGGTCGGCATCGCTTGCTCTGCGGCAGCAGTACGGATAGAAAAGATGTAGCGTTGCTCATGAATGGTCAACACAGCAAGCTGCTGTTCACCTCACCGCCATACAGCGATATGCGTGAGTACAACGGCGGTAAAGACCTGTCTGTTGAAAGTATCGCGCAGTTTATTTCTTGCTACGAACCGTTCACGGCGCTACAAGCAGTCAACCTTGGCATCCAGCGTAAAGACGGTGAAATCTATCCCTATTGGAATGCCTACATCGATACGGCGAAGAAAGCTGGTCTGAAGCTGCTGGCGTGGAATGTGTGGGATAAGCTGACCTGCGGCAGTGTTGGACAGCAAAGCGCAATGATACCGATTCGGCACCTGCTACATTATGGAGCTCGACGCGCACTACTGCGACGTTATCATAAAACGCTGGGAGAATTTCACCGGAAAAACCGCTGTGAAAATAGAAAGGAAAAACTGATATGACTACTTACAAAACCGCCGAAAGTGTATGCATGGGGCACCCGGATAAGCTGTGCGACCTCATCGCCGACAGCATTCTGGATGCCTGTCTCAGAAAAGATAAATCCGCTCGCGTCGCCTGCGAAGTAATGGCGACCAAGGGAAAAATCATCGTTGCGGGCGAAATAACCTGTGACGGCAAAGTGGATATCCGTTGGGAGGTGCGCGAAGTCCTCCGAAAGGTCGGCTACAATCCGTGGAAGTTTACTGTCTTTGTGTTCGTACACAAGCAGAGCGCTGACATCAGCGCAGGAGTGACCACTGCGCTCGAAGCCAGAAATGGCAGCGAGGAACGTTACGCTTCCATTGGCGCTGGCGATCAAGGCACTGTTTACGGTTACGCCACCAACGAAACCCGCGAGATGCTGCCGCTTCCTCTGGTGTTGGCGCATCGTATTTGTAAACGCGTAGATACCGTCCGCAAGGATAAAATCGTGAAAGGCATTCTGCCGGACGGCAAGGCGCAGGTCACGGTCGAATACGAGGATGAAAAGCCGAAGCGTGTGAAAACAATCGTAGTTTCCGTTCAGCATGAAGCCAGCAAGACACAGGAACAGCTTTATTCGGATATCAAGCAGAATGTGCTCTGGCAGTGCTTTGAGGACTTCCCGTTTGATGATGATACTGAAATACTCGTCAATCCCTCCGGCAGATTTGTTGAGGGTGGTCCCGCTGCTGACACTGGCTTGACTGGTCGAAAAATGATGGTGGACACCTTTGGAGGGCTTGCTCTCCACGGCGGAGGCGCGTTCAGTGGCAAAGACCCAACAAAGGTCGACCGCAGCGGCGCTTATATGGCGCGGTACATCGCGAAGAATATCGTCTGGAGCGGCCTCGCGGATAAATGCGGAGTCGCTCTTTCTTATGCGATCGGAAAGGCTGATCCGGTGGCTGTGGACATCGACACATTTGGCACGTGCGCTCTTTCCAACGAGGCTCTGCGTGAGATTGTGATGTCAGAGTTCAACCTGCGTCCGGCGGCAATCATCGAAAAGCTGGTCTTGCGTAACGCCATCTACGAGGACACCGCGACTTACGGGCACTTCAATTCCTGCTTGTTCCCGTGGGAGGATACCAGCATGAGGCTATACAACGAACTAAGAAAGGCGGCTGAAGCGTATGCAGATAGAAAAATTGAAAATTGAGCAGCTTATCCCGTCTGACTATAATCCACGTAAAGACCTGAAGCCCGGTGATGCCGAATACGATAAGCTGAAGCGCTCCATTGAACAATTCGGTTACGTCGAGCCGGTCATCTGGAACAAGACCACCGGGCGTATCGTTGGCGGACATCAGCGTTTAAAGGTGCTCATCGATATGGGCATCACCGAGGTTGAATGTGTCGTCGTTGAGCTGACGGAAACAAAGGAAAAGGCGCTCAATGTGGCGCTCAATAAAATATCCGGCGATTGGGATAAAGATAAGCTGGCGCTGCTCATTGCTGACCTGCAAGGTTCCGATTTCGACGTTTCGCTCACGGGCTTCGACCCATCCGAACTGGATGACCTATTCAAAAGCAGCATCAAGGATGGTCTGCACGATGACAATTTTGATGTTGATGAGGAGCTCAAACAGCCGCCGGTCACTAAGCTCGGCGACCTCTGGACACTCGGTCGGCATCGGCTGGTCTGTGGAGACAGCACCAAAGCAGAAACTTTCGCCGTTCTTATGGATGACCGCAAGGCTAATCTGGTC